ATATAGCTTTGCCGCCCCGCCGTTTTCAGCAACAATCATGTCTGCATTTGCAGAAGTTCTAAGTTTTATCGAGGCACCGTCAGTTCTAATATGTAGGTTTCCAGTACCTACATCGTCAATAAAGCTCGTGCCACCATCGTGGTAAATCTGTAGGTCAGAGCCAGCACCGAAGATGGCCTTAGAAGAATCAGCAAAGGTGATGTCGTCGCCCGTGCCTACAGCAATGTCTGTGCCGCCAGTGGTGTTGCCTTGAGCAAGGACTTCCGCCAGCGTATCAAAAGAGCCAACTTGAGAATCTACATACGCCTTGATGGACTGCTGAGTAGCGAGTGCTGTGGCGCTGTCAGACGCCATGTTGTCTTCGTCTTTGATGCTTGAAACGGTAGCGCCGTCGCCATTAAGTGTAAGGCTGTTAATGTTTGTGATGCCTTCTTCGACGTTTGTGCCGTCACAAAAGACCACCATGTTCTTGGTATTTGGTACAGCAACACCCGTGCCAGAAGACGTTTTGACAGTAATTGTCTGACCTGTACCGTTCTCGACAATGTAAATTTTAGACGCCGCTGGGCAAATAACCGTACCTGCACCGGTCAACGCCGTGCCAGTGTCGGTCAGAGTAAGGATTGCCGCACGAGACTCAGAGGTCGTGCCATCGGCAGTAGTCAGTGTGTGAGAGTTAGCGGTCCATGTATTGATAACTGCGCGGCCTGCGATAGCTTCTTCTACCATCGAAGTGATGTTGTCGTTTACAACATCGCCCCAAGTACCACTAAGCTCGCCTTGTACGGGAAGCGCTAGTTTAAGTATGCTGGTGTACTGTGTTGCCATTCTCTTGTCCTCAAGCGGCTATATCGTCCCAATTTGGCGTCTGGTCTGTATCCAGATTACCCCAAGAAGGACTCTGCGTATCTGTAATGTTCTGCCAATTTGGGGTTTGGCCTGATGATATGTTACCCCAAGTTGGCGTTTGTCCGTCAGAAATCGCTTGCCAGTCTGGTGTTTGATCCGTAGGTATTTCGCCCCAGATAAACACATTTCCGACTGCACCCGAGGCTTCTACGCCCGTTGGAAGTGCAGTTGCTCCAGCAGTAACAGTTACTGTACCTAAACTTACGGTACTTTCAACTCCTGTAACTATAACATCAACAACGACCGCAACGTGTACAGTTCCGATTGCACCGGTCGCTTCAAGACCTGACGGGGTTATAACGGCGTCACCTGTTACAGCGACAGTACCGATAGACGTGGTAGCTTCTTCTCCTGTGACGCTTACATTAGCGTCAGCGACAACAGAGACCGTTCCAATAGCGCTAGTAGCTTCAAGCCCCGCTGGGGATACGTTTGCTGTGCCGGTAACGGTGACAGAACCAAGGCCAGTAGTAGCCTCAAGACCTGATGGGGAGACGATAGCGTCACCTGTGGCAACAACCGTGCCAAGCGCTGTCGTGCCTGCAACGCCAGTAACTGTAAGGTTTGCATCACCTGAAACGCTGACAGTGCCTACCGCACCTGTAGACTCAACACCGGTTGGGAATACGTTCGCATCACCTGTGACAGTGACAGAACCAAGGGCTGTGGTAGCTTCTTCTCCTGTGACACTGACATTTGCGTCAGCGGCGACAACGACCGTACCAAGCGCAGATGTAGCGGAAAGCCCCGTAACGCTGACATTTGCATCAGCAGTGACGGTGACAGAACCTAAAGCGGAAGTACCGGCGACACCGGTAACGCCGACATTAGCGTCGGCAACAACAAGAACGTTTCCTATACCGCCAGTGGCTTCAAGCCCTGATGGTTGTACTGTAGCCGCACCAGTAACGGTAACATTACCAAGTGCGCCAGTAGCTTCTAATCCAGTAACACTAACATCGGCATCAGCGGCGACAACAACAGTGCCAACTGCGCCGGTAGCCCCTACTCCATCGACGCTTACAATGGTGAGATCTGTACCCCAAGAGCCTTGGCCCCAAGCGGTAGAACCCCACCCTGTATACGTGACAGAGGAGGGCATTACGCGATCCGAATAATGGCGTTACTCGCGTCGGCTGTAGGGAACTGAATCTGAAAATCGCCAGCGGTAGACGTTTTATCGGCACCAAAATCAAGAACGGCAACGGCAGGGTCGCCACCACCAGACTTATAGATCAACGCTCCCCGTGCGGTGATTGTTGCGGTAGACCACGTTGTATCTGCAAAGTCTAGGAACGCAGTGGTCCCAGACGTCGTGGGAGCTACAACAGTTAACGTGTTACCACCTGCTGTATACCCAGTTCCTGAAACTTCGTTCGTTGTTGAGTACGCCGTTGTAGACGCTCCAAGAGTTGCAGACGAAGTAAACAACGCGATTTTGAACGTTGCCGACGTGTCTGAACTAAAATCCATCTCGCCATCAAGAAGCGCTTTCTTGAATGACGTGCACATTGCTTGAGTAATTGCCATCTTTTATCCCCTAAGTTACAGGTATCTGAGGTTGTCCTGAACGATAAGTATCACTACGAAGTTGACCATCGCCAAGGTTTTTGAGTAACTTCAGCGACTGTACATACATGCGCTCGTACATCTGTACGAGGTCTGGCTCACCTTTCATAAAACGCAAGGCTTCCACCAACGCTCCGTTCAAGAGCGCAGAATCAAACTCTTCGCCTAACCACGTAGTACCCGCCGTTACTATCGACTCAGGGTAATACCCGTAGTGAAGCTCCATTGTATACCCGCTATCAGGAGTTGGTCCCACAATAAAGCTATCATCATCAAAGTTAGCGTAGTGTTTAGGTAATCCTGTAGTAGTCTGTACTGGATACGCTTCACGAATAAAATTCACATCCTTGTTTAACAAGAAATGGTAATTACCGCTACCGTCTACAACCGCTAAACTATAGGTATACAGATAATCAGCAGGTGTGGCTAGGTATTTATTACTCGCAGTCAGTGTGCCCGTAACGTTCTTACGGAGCGCGGGGATCTGAACAGTGTTGTAAATTTTCTGTTCAGCCTGTTCTGTAAACATAGCGAGCTGTGCATCAGTGAACGTGTTTTCAGTGATGTCCTCAATGTTAGTTTTCAGCTCGGTATAGTTCATGCTTTACCCCATAGGACCGCGAGCATAGAGTCCTTTTGTAGCCGCACCAGTACCACGAACTTTGACTTGCTTGTTCTTGGACTTTGGCTTCTTAGCAGTTTTTGGTGTTTGCTTACGCATCGTATTCACTCCTACGAAATCTGAACTACAGCTTGCCCTATAAATCCAGTACCGACAACCGGCTTGACTGGCTCTATTAACGCTCTGCTAGCCGCATACTGATTGGAATCAGGACGTGGGTCACGTAGCGCTTGTGGGTCATTAACAGGAAACTCTCCCAGCTTTAACTGAGGGTGATCTCCATCCCAACATTCAGGACACGATTTAATGTTTGTATCACGTCCTTTTTTGTAAACATTACGTAGCTCACGCAGTTTGTACGTAAAGCCACATACATCACATACGCCGAGTGCTTTCTGACTTGACGCAAATCGATTACCCATATCAGATCCTCATAGCGCGAGGAACAAAACGAGCTGGTGTTTTCTCTCTATCTTCGCCTGCCGCCAGAGCGAACTGCTCTTCGTACGCTTGCTTGAGCATAGGTAAACGTTCAGCAAGTTCTGGCACTTTCATCGCAATATGGTACGCAAGACCTGCAACAAGACATGGGAAAAAGCGGAAGTTCATGTCTGAAGTCTCAGCACCTGCACCTGCGTCTTGAATGCGGCGTAACCTCCAGTAACGGAAGGTATAGTCATTGGAGTCTGGCACAGGCCAAACGTTGATCTTAGGGTTATCTCGTAGGCGTTCTATCCACACTTGAATGGGCCTACCACGTGATAACTTGTTTGGAATAGATGCGTAAGTACTTACGCTAATACGACTTATCGTAAGGTCAGATTGTGTCGATTGGTTACCTGCACCTGTACGAATTACCTGCTCAAGAAGGTCAATGGTGTCTGCTGGCAGATCGTACTCAGACGTGCCAGCAACAAGGCTTACAGTGCCCTCATCGATCGTCCACAAGTTGATCCCACGGTTCTGCCACTCAATGGTCATCAGGTTCATGGACCGACGTGCAGTACGCAAATCGTACCCAGAGCGCATTTCTCGGCCAGCACGCTCCCACGCTTCTTCAGCGATCTCCGTGAAGTCCATGTTGAATGCTGTAGTACCTGACGTTGCCATTACTTTTTACTCGCAGATTTCTTCTTAGCTGGAGCTTTTTTCTTAGCTACAGGCTTCTTTTCAATGGGTTTTTTAACACCCATTGCTTCTAGTTTAGCCTCTGCCTGCTCTTTAGTCATCAGGTCATACACGACAGTGACGTACGTACCATCTGCGTTTTTAGTGCCGATCTGGTAGACCGGACTACCACTAGAGAACCTTCCGTTTTGAAAAACTTCCATTACTTCTCTCCTTACGTATACAACGTCTTTTTGCGCCTGTTACCCATGACAGCCCCACAACCGCGAGCTATTGAGCGTTTACGACGGGCAAGACCACCATGACTAAATTTTACTTCAGCTTCCTTGGTATTCTTGACCACAGTCTTACCTTTCTTACCTTCACGCTTCTTCTTTTTAGCTGTCGAAGAACGTTCAGACTTAGATAGGCTTTGCGCCTTGCTCCTAGGCAAACACCGGTCAGGGTTCTTTTTATCTTTAGAAGTGCCGCACTCGCCTTTGATTTCGCCATCGGTACCGATACGAACCCACTCTTGATCTCGCCACTTCTTCAACTCACCCATTACTTCTTCGCCTTTTTGCCTTTAGCACCCTTAGCATAATTAGGGTCTTTGCAGTATTTAGACGCCGCCATGTTTGCGTAAGCAGACGGGTACGTGTCAAAGGTGCGCTTTGCCCACGCCTTACCCTTGGCACATATCTTCCCGCCTGACTTATAGTAACGTCGCATGCTATCGCATCTTACAAGGACGTGTGCCTTTACGCGCAATACCTGCACCGCGAACCTTACCGCCCTTAGCGTAGCCTTTCTTTCTCATTGCCATACCACCATTTTTCATAGCCTTACGAGGTGCCGCTGGACCAGTGCCCGTAACAGCATCCATAGCATCGCTACGCTTCTTTTTAGCTTTTTTGGCCTTACCTTTTTTATCAAGCACACCGCGCCCAATAAGGACGTCTTCTTGAGTAACTTCGCCGTCGCCACTTAGGTCAGGCATCTTACCGCCGCGCTTA